TGTTGGAAATGTTCCTTTAAAGTCAGAAGACAATCGTTTAAACCCAGCTGGATTGTTATATTGTTGTGAATTATCTGGAACACCTGGTTGCATTTCTTTAGCAATACCGCCAATGATAGGCATTGCTGTACCAAGTACATCCATTTTGTTTGCCATAGCAAAATCTTTTGCGTGTTGCAAATCTTGAGTTACATTACCAAATCCGCTTTTAAATGCATCCCACCCAGTTGGGTTAGCTTGTCCACCTAAAATTGTTGTGGCAGGGGCAGCTGCTGTACCAGCGGCAGTAGCGGTTTGAGCAAGGCCTGGATTGGCAGCTAAAAATTCCCCTGAAGTCATGCCTGCTTGAGCAGCTTGTTGACCTAGTGCTTGGCCTGATCCGACAATTCCGCCAAGTGTAGTATCTGCCATATTGCCAGCACCAGCCATACCAATGTTGGTTGGAATAGTAGCGTTGGTTGCAGCAGATACTGCATTACCTACTTGACTAGCATCTGAAACTGCAGTTGTTGTAGCGGCCTTACTAATATCTCCAGCTAAACCAGCGCCACTCCATGCCCCAAGACCAGCCATCAAACCTTGACCAAGACTACCAGTAATTGCATAGTCAGCACCACCAACAATAGCGGCAGCTAGGAACGGATCGCCTGTAGCAATACCAAGACCAATACCTGCAACGGTTGGAAGAATGGAACTTAAGAAGCCAGCTTCTGGAAGGCCAGTATGTGGGTTAACAGTTAATGAGCCACCATGTTGTTGAGCCATCTTTTGCAATGCCTCAAGCTCACCTGAAGTCATATGAACTAGGTGAGAATCGTTTCCTCTGCCGTGGGCTTGTAAGTGTTGTGCTGCTAGTTGTAGGCTCATAATTTAATTATCCTGTCAATGTATGACATATTAAAGGTTTTTAAACCGTTGCGCCACTAGAATTTACCCATACAGTACCTTTGTACCAAATAGGAATGCCTAGTGTTGTATCAAAATAATTTGTCCCAATTTGTAAATTTACTGTAGGACGATTTGCTGTTGTGCCATGCGCTGGTTTTGTTACGTTTTGTGTAAAGTTATCTATCTGATTAAAATATAATCTCAATGCATTTAAAAGCATTGTTTCATACTCTGCAGAATATTCTTGCTGTGCCATTGGCAAGCTTGGTGCAATAGTATTAAGTACGGTGTAATTAATGCTCATCGTCTACCTGCTGGTTTAAGATCAATACGTGGTGTACCTAGTTGCCATGAAACACCTAATCCTGTTGATTTAATTTGAAATGCCATTTGTCTTCCACGTAGTCTGGTATAAACTTGGCCCGTGTATTGTTGAATTGTATATTCAGTCAATGTTTGATAGTTATTAGCACTTGTTACTGTATCAATATCTTATGGTACATAAGCAGCGCCAGAGTTTTGACGGCCATATAGTGTCATTGTAACAGACGGCTGGTTTACTGTAGATCCATTAAAATTAACGTCAGGAAGAATACGCCATACAAATCCCAAGTGATCCCCAGCTTCAATACCAAAATCTGAAGATTGTACATAGGAAACAATAGGTTGCGGTGAAGATGTAGATACGTCATCAGTTCCTACCTCGTGGTAAAGTAAACGGCTATTATAATCGGCAGCAACTGGGCTTGGGTTAATCCCATACTGTAGCCATGCTGTTCTAGCCATCGTACCATATGACCATACTTTGTCTTGATAATTATATATAACATATTTATCAATAATGGTATTAGGGTTAGTAACAGTTCCAGTACCATCTGCACCTTCAATTGAACAATAGAACCACCAAACCTCATTAAACGCTTCATTAGCCCCAGCAAATACTTGGAATGCTTGTTCTAAATTAATGTCAGTAAAAATGTATTGGCGTAATGAGCAAGGTAATGTTTGTACAGTACCTGCATACATGTAGAACTTGCCTTTACCAATCCAGTAGGTTACGTTAGCTACAGTAACTGCTGAGTTTGGAGAAAGGATTGAAATATTATCCATCAATACTTGGAAGCTAAATACATATGGATAACCAATGTATTGCATTGAATATAAACAAGAATCTGTCCATATTAAAGTTTCTTGACGGGTTGTTTGTGAAGTCATGATGTATGACCCGTTAGTCAATGCAAACTCACCTGACTGATTGGTTACTGCTGGTACCCATTGTGTAGGATTAGCTTGATCTGACCAACGTACTAACATTGGGTTAAATACAGTTGACAGCGTTCCACCATTATAAGAATTAGATCCCATTGCAATTAAAAATTGTTGAATAGAAGAACTTAATACTTGGAAGGTTTGTGTTGGAACAAATACAGGATCATTGCCATTAAGCGTAGCTAGTGATGATAAAGATACAGCTCTGGTACTAACAGTTCCTGAATCTTTCCAATAATAAATAGGGCCGCCACGTGGAGCAATAGCTAAGTCTGCTCCGTAGTTATCATTTGTCCATAAACGTAATTGTTGAGTTAATCCTACAGAACTTGCAGAACCCCATCCACGTGAACCATTCTGTGGATAAACAGTAACATTAGAACCACCGCCTGCAGCTACAGTAGAAGTTGCAGAACTTTGTGTAGTAATTGTATAAGTGTTAGCAGTTAAAACTGTAACAATAAAATTAGTATTGATACTAGAAGCAGGAATGCCACCAATAGACGTAGCTCCTGAAATAAACACCCAGTTTCCTGTAGTTAATCCATGTGCAGTTTGAGTTACAGTAATAACTGTTGGAGTGCCAGTAGATGTTGCTAATGGGTTGTTACCAAGAATAACAGGGACTGTATATGACCATGGGCCAGCCCCCCAACCTAAACCTGTAGTTGCTACATCAAGGCCTGTAGGATACTCAAATTCAAATGTAACAGTACCGCCTCCTGGGGATCCTGCAGCAGTTGAAGATGCATTAGCAGATGAAATAGTAAATGTTGTAGTAGTTGGTACAGAAGTAATAATGTACTCACCACTAATTGTTAACCCACCTACAGTTGCTGATGAGGTAACAATAATATAATCACCAACGTTAGGTGAGTAATTAGCATCTGTTAACGTAACGGTATAACATCCTACAGCAGCACCAGTTGAGTGTGATGCGGCTGTTGTGCCAGCATAACCACGGGTTAACCCGTTCAATACATTTCCTGATTTACCAGTATAACTAATCTTTTCTGAATCAATTAATATAACACCAGCTGATGGGAATGATGTGCCTGATGTTAAAGTAAGTGTTGTTTGTGAAGCATTTATCCCACCATTCAAAGTAGAATAAGCCGTAGAAATTGGGCTTGCTGCCAATGTGTTTGGCGCTGATAACGCTGTGCCATCTTTACGATAAATTGGAGTAATGTCATTATATGTGCCAGCATAGTAAATATAATATTTAACATTAGTACCCAAGCCAATATAAGCTGTTACTCCGTCAGCATCAATCCATGTCCACAATGAACGGGCATGGCCTAAAAACTGTGAGGTTGCAACTTGTATCCAGCCACCAATTTTTTCTGGCTGTCCAGAGCGGAAACGCACCTTATCCCCGTCATAAAAACCACCCTCATTAGAGTAGTTAGTACCTTCACGGTTTAGACCAGCACGATATACAAGTTTTTGTAAGGCCATAATTAATCTTTATTTTTGTTTTTTAACATAAAATAAACTGCGTTCACCAAATAAATAAAATCCAATGACAGAAGCAAAGTTAGATACTTGTTCATTGACCTCACCGCTACCAATGATTGCAAGGTATGCCCATGTAGACAATACAATTATACCAATCAAAGGGCGCATTAGGCGAATGATTGCCTCAACCCAAGGATAACTAGCATTACCACCGCCAGCTTCATTCATGGTCTTAAAGAACTCTAAGTCAATCTCTTTCATTTTTGCATACTGTTCAATGGTTGCAGGCTTAAATTGGTCTGGTGCAATAAAGCGATTGATAAGTGACTTACCTAAGTCTACTGCTACTGGGCCTAAAGCCGCTAAGATTGTAATCGGGTCCATTATATAGTCTTTCCTTCTTGGAAATCATGCAAGGTTAATCCACCTGTGTATTGGCAATGTGCTAGTTCTTTAAACTTTACCCAGCGTCCAGCCCATTCAAGTCCTACGCCTTCTGCAATCTCGCCGCATTGTGTAAATAACGCAGTGTCATTCCATCTAGCTTTACCATCAACAATAGGTACAAAATCAAACGCTACACGCCAGTTGTGAAAAGATTGCCCAGCTTTAGCATTAGTTACTTTACTGCCTGGAGCTGTACGGCCTTGTGCGTATAACGCATTTTGTGATTCTGCATCTCTGTAAGTTGACGTAATTAATACGTCAATATTGTGTTTGGCGCAAGATGCAATGAACTGCTCGCATAGCGTTTTCACTTTAGGATGTAAATCTTCTAGTTTTCGTGAGTTAATCATTACCTAATGCTTCAATTTTAGCTGTTAATATTTTTAATTCAGCCAATAATTGTTCTTTTGTTGGAGGAGTTGGTTCAGATATTGGCTCCTGTTCAGGAGGCCATGAATCTGTAATATCTTCCCAACCTAATGCAATGGCTGCATCAACTAAATCTTGTTGGGTTTCATCATATCCGTAAATTTCACCCAAAGTATCTTTAAAATATTTCATTATTTACCCTTATCTTAATTCTGTCCAAGATGTAATTGTCATTGTATTACCAGTTCCAGCGGTATTTGTTATTTTATATGTTTGACCATCTGGAACAATAAATGAATGAATAGAAGGCAAACTATAAAACCCACTAGACTCTGCAGTATTTATTGTTGCAATTGTCACTGATCCCACAGTGGCAACGGATGTATTGTTGTTACCATTGCCATTTGTTGTTGAGGTTACACTTACAAATACTTGTATGGCTTTACCAGTAGAATTTGTATAGGTAGTTCCAGATACTCTTCCTGGTGATGTTTTTACATCTGTCCATGTTTGGTTAACACCTATGCCAGCATTTAAGTTATTAGAAGTTCCTGTGGCATTTGTTAAAACAATAGCAGATGGAGTTCCCAATGCTGGAGTTACCAATGTTGGTGATGTGCTTAATACATTATCGCCAGATCCTGTGCTGGTTGTAACGCCAGTACCTCCAGAAAGAACTGGTAAAGTTCCTGTTGTTAATGCACTTGTTGATGTTGCATACAATGCACCACCAGATGTAAATGATGTTAAGTTTGTACCACCGTTAGCAGTGCCTAATGTTCCTGCTAAAGTTACGGCACCAGTAGTTGCAGAGGAAGGGGTAAAGCCAGTAGATCCAGCACTAAATGAAGAAACTGCACTCGTAGAAGATATAGTAATATTAGCTGTTGAATACCATTGCGTAGTGCTAGAAGCA